GGCCCGGTGGCATCATCCCCATACGTCATCCCCTAGCTTCCATTCCCGTTGCCATTTTTGCCCTTCACCATATCACGCATGCTCTTAAGTTTCGTCGGAGCCGTAGCAGCAGCAGGTGCCCCGGCTTGCTTACGGGCGAAACCTGCGATAGCCCCTCCGACTTTGCCTCCGGTTTTCTGAAGCCAGCTCTTTGGTTTAGCCGCCTTTTTCTTCGGAGGCTTCCCTGCCGGGAACCCGTTGCCATTAGCCATGACTAATTTCCCCCGTTACTTCTCTTGACGCCCTTCCATATGTTTCTCCGTGCCGTCTGAGACTGGTTGTACATATCTCCAGCTCCGCGCCAAGCAGAACTTGCAGCGTCTTCCCCTTTTTGGAGCCAGCTCTTGCCGTTCCCATTAGATTTTGAAGCTGCCTTTCTTCCGTTTGGCTTTGCCGGTTGCTTTTTCTTTCCGTTTCCGCTTGGCATCATCATCTCCATTTGAGTAGTATTCGAGTTGGCCTTGTTTGGCCCCATTTCCTGAGATAGCGCGTCCTGCTCCTGATCCTGAACTAGGCATTCTTAACTCCGCCCTTGAATGGATTGATCTTCGAGGCGAACTGTCCGTAGTACTTGCCCTGGGGTCCGTAGTGTCCTTGGTACTGGTGCTTCGGTACGTTGATAGGGTAGGCCGTCTTGATTTTCGAGATCGTGTACGCCTTCATGACGTTCTTAGGGTTCGGGACAATCGACTTGAACATGACCTCCTCCTACCTTACCCAATCTTAACATACCCCCCTCAAGCCTGGTAGTAAAGCGAGGCATAGACCGCGCCGGTTGTCACCGTGAGAGGGACCTGTGCTCGAAACATTTTATAGGTGCCAGGTCCAAGAGTGAGAGAACCCGCGACGGCACTCGTTATGATTCGGTCAAACCCAATGGTGCCGAGAGTCTTGGTCTGCATCGTCACGACGGGGACCGCAAGACCGCCTCCTCCTGAGACTGAGAAAACTAGTGTACCCCCCATAGGTATGGTCATAATGAGGTTCTTTGACTTTAAATTATTTTGTACATTAAGAAAGACTTGACGGTTTACAATATTTGGGAACGAAAGAAGATTTGTAGGGTTAGCTACGAGATTGATATTAGCAGAATCCGTACCTATCAAAACTGGAGGACTATTAGAAGGGTTTGGACTGTTCGACTTCGCTACCGTAGTGAGTCCCTTCGTAAGAAGATAGCCGTCTCCAGAGGAGTACGTTCCTACGTTCCTAATTGTGCCAATAGTGTTCGTTGGAGCTTGTGGCATGGTCTCTCCTAAGCTGTCGGGATGTCTTGGATAAGTTTACGATCAACAAACGCATAGATTGTGATCTGCTGTACTTGAATCTGCACCGAGGAGAAGGTACGGAGCTGGAGCTGTACTTCTGAGCCGCGCATGGCTTGAGGCCAGCTCTCCTGATGCCGGATCTCATCAGCGAGGTTGAACTCGATCTGATTTGATATTTGGAAGGTGCCAGGGTTAGCGATGCAGGTGAGATAGCAGAGACCGGGCGCAGGGGGTGCCACGACCTCTCCCTTCGTGTAGAGCTTCTCAGTAGATGAGTCCCCCCCATCTGTCACTCGGGAGGTAAGATACGCCATAATTGGACTTCCAAGATCCGTCCCACCAGTAAACCACTGGTCGAACTCTCCAACATGCTGGAGGTTCACCCCCAGAACTTGAAGGGCGACTCCATTCGAAGGCAGCTCCGTGGCCTCCACATCCACATACACATGATCCGTAGCCCATCCTAACCTCCACCAACTTTGAGTTCTTAGATCGAAGAAATACGTTACATTAAGCGTAGGGAAGCTAATATGATACATGCGATCATACCACCACCCTACAGCAGCGTCGAGATCTGCATCATCAAGCCCTAAGATAAATGACTTGATGTTTGAAACTTGGTAGGTGCCGTCACTCATGTTCTGCGGAGTCGTGCCACTACAGAACCATATCCCCCGTCTGTTTATCCATGCTGTAACTCCGTCGAGTGTTGCTACTGAGAGTCCGCTTCGGGTGCCGGTGTCTGCGATCTTAATAGCTTGGAAATCAGCGTTAGATGACCCATAGACGGCATAGACTGTTCTCTCTTTGTTCAGGATGAGGACAGAACCCTGACTACTCATCCCGTTCGCTATGTCATTGAATGAGTTCTCACCAACAACGATAAACCCATCGACATAAAGATCAAACCCTGTTGGCTCATTGAGATTAGAGTAGTAGACAATAGAGGGGGAGGCCGTCTCTGCACCCACAGGGGCTGCTCCCCATCCCCATATACGTTCTTGGTGAGTACACATCCAAAAGAAGGGTAAGGGAGGGTCTCTTTGGGGTGTAAGGAGCTGTCCTGTACCAGGGAAAATACCAATATCCGCATCAGGTACATCGTCAACAAAAACTGTTGTTACATTATCATGGATTGTTCCAATCAAGTAAAATTGGCCTTGAGATCCACCGATACGATAAATATTTCTCTCCGTTACTTGAGGGTCTGGACTAATAGGTATATTTGTTAATGTGACAAAAAAGTCTACTCCTGTTACTGGGAGGGAGTCAGGGCTCTCTGAGGACTCTATAGAATAAAGGGGAGTGACTGCCCCAAAAGTAATGATGTAGTAATAGGTGCCATTTAAGGCACCTCCTCCTGAATTTGTTGCTGTAGGAGCTACTGCAGGAGGTACGATGCCCCAGTATGTTACGTTGAGATCAAGGTCGATCTTTAGCGGTATATCAACAGAGTTGTTGAAGAAACACCACTGAAAAGAGAAGACAAACTGTGAGTTTTGGCCAGGTGTAAGGGGTACCGGGGTCACAAGCTCGACATATGGCCCATTGATCGGTCCTTGCCACAGTGTTCCGATACCGCCGAAGTCTACGGCAAAGATGTAGGTATCAGGCACACCAGGCCGGATGAACTTCGTGAAGCCATTGATCGGACCAGGGAGCACACCCATCGACGTACGGCCTAACGCTGTTTCGTACGACCCATAGGTAGCGTTTGGGGTAAGATTCTGACAATCAACCACGTTCTGAGGGGCGAGGCGGAAGGGGGCTGTCGTTGTATCCATGCCCATGATCGGGCCTACTTGGAGGATAGCAGCGATCTGATCGCCTTGGACTTCAATAGGAGTAGCCATTACGTCTGTCTAACTGCAACCATAGTTACATTTACAGATGAGACAACAACTGCACCCGTTGATGAAACTGTGTATGTTATGGTATCTCCTGCATGAACTAGCCCGTTAAGTGGTACATTAAGAGAATTTTGTGCAGGATCAGCTAGAGTATTACTCCCACCTGCCCAGGACCCACCATCTGTACCACCTGCGCCTGTTGCTATAACATCTCCGACACTGCTAGGTGGAGAAGATAATTGAATTACAGAAGTTGAAATGGCACTCCAGACAGTACCTACAGCAGGGATAGTTAGTGGGTTTCCGCTTGGTCCATATGATACAACAACAGACCCTATTGGATAATCTACTCCAGGTCCTGTGACAGGTCCGCTAAAGGTTGTTGTTCCAGTAAAATCAGCCGGACCATGGAAGGTAGAAGTACCATCAAAGACGGCAGCACCTGTAACAGTGATTGAATCAGTCGTTATTTCGTCATTAAATGTAGCAAGGGCATTGAATGTAGACGCACCGTCAACAGTTAGAGGCCCTGTATCAGTTAAACTGTCAACGGATACTCCTCCTGTTATATCTGATCCACCTGTTACGGTCTCCCCTCCATTTATGTCTGCATGATCATTGAGGGTGGTGAGACCAGCAACATATAAGGTACCATCATCAGTAACAGGTCCTGTAGTGAATGTAGTGGGACCTGTGAACGTCGATGTGCCATTGAACGTAGCGTTGTTGAAGGGACCTACAATAGCAGAACCGGGGACGGTACCATGTATCAGTACTCCCTCCTTGTTTACCGTCCACTCTTGTACCCCGTTCACGACGAGGTTATCAAGAAGTGAGTTTGGCGAAGAAGCAATGTCCGTGATATCCACTTCACGAGCTACCGGTGCTATGCCTACTCCAGGGTCCCAGGTCACCTGAAGCTGGTTCATTGGAGCAGAGGGGCCGGTGATCTCTAGGGGTGTGCTGTCCATGAGACCGTCAGCGGTAACGGTCCATAGTGGAGTCCACACTATAGCAGTCATCGGGATGAGGGTAGCAGGAGCGTAATACCGTGTCATAGCCCCGTCGCATAGCTCTAGAGCATACGCCGGTAGCGTCGTGTTTTGGTTCGTCTCTTGGTCCCACTGCAAGAGATTCTCGTTATACATGGCGTTTGTGACTATCCACAAACAACCGTTAACCTCTCGTATCTCTTGATAGAGTGCGTTGGGTTCAGTACCAATAAACTCAATACCGGGGAAGGCGGTATTGATAATAATGTCATAGGGAAATAACTGCGGAGGTGAGTTCGCATTTGCAGGGAGAAACGGAAAAATAGAATCAAAAGCCATGACTTACCAATTTCCCCAACCGCCCCAACCACGACCGTAGCGGCCTCCACTACCGTTACGACGTACCCAAGGGATGAACGTCATCGGTTTACCAATCTGAAACTTGTCCCACCACTCCTTCTGTTGTTTCATGTGCATCTGATAGAGTTGATTATTCTTTTGCGAGTCAGAAGACCCATCGGCCTGTCTTGAATACTCAGACATCTTATAGACAAGAATATCACGATAGACTTCACCAAACTCCAGTAAGTCAGACGTTGCAACTACAGTAGGTGGTACT